AAGAACTAATTCATTAGGATTGAAAGCCATTATAATTTCCTCCTTTAAATTTTTGTAATAAAAAAGAGAACCCTATTCGAGTTCTCCTAACCAATCTAGCTGCTTATTGCTTATGTCTTTTAGGTTTACTCCAAAACCGGAGTAACCAGATTGCAATAACAAACTAGCATTTTTGATTTTCCCGATTCTTTTTACAGAATCCATAAATGCATTTATTTTCATATCCCAAATTTGAGAATGATTGTATTTAAATCCTTCACTATTAATCATAGCTGAGATTAAATTTTTGAGTTGTGAATGATAAGGCTTATTTTTTGCCAACATCATTTCTTCAATTGCATCCTCAATAAGAAACTTTTTTGTTGATTCGTTGGCAGGATACTTAAAGTCACGCTCAATAAAATGAGCTTTACTTAAATAATCGCAGATAATATTATATGTAAATTCATCTATAGCAATAAGATCATCATCTACGATTTGATATAAAAATAAGTCGTCAGAATCGACTCTTTTTTGAATTTGGAATTTTGTAAAATCCAAATCTCCAAATAGAAGAGAAGTTGTCTCTACTGGATAAATTTTACATATAAAACCTATAAAAAGTCGAAATGGAGTAATAGTAGTATAATCTATACCCGCTTGCCACAACTGTGCTTTCATTGATGCAGGAGTTGATAACAAACTATGAACCATAGAATAATATTTTTGTTCACCATAATCACAGATTTCGCCCAATGTAGGTTGATGTATTTTGATATGTTCTGATACTACAAAATCTTCTCCTCTATAAATTTTAAGTTCATCGTTGTCAAAATACTGTTCTTTTTTTACTGCCAATACTCGTTATTCCTGATCAAAGATTTTTCGTTAAATGGAGTATAAGCAATTCCATTTAAATCTAATAATTGGAATACAAGAGTCCTTACCAAATAATGATTATCCGTAGTAGACTCTTTTGAGGAGATTAATTTTGCTTGCATTCCGAATATATTTGACCAATTAAAGCGTTCACGAATAATTGACCCAATAAGATCATGACGAGAAATGCCAGTTTTAGAATCAAGTCGATCTGCTTCCTGACAGAAGATAGTAAAGGTGATTTCTGTATATTTCTGAATATTGTTATAACGCGGCAACTCATCGAACATTACCTGATAACAAACATAATTTTTCACTTTTGTCTGCGTATCAGGAATAAAAAGCGCAGGACGGATATTTGCTGAGTCACCAAAATATTTATCCCATTCCCCTAATGGCTCATGAGTTTCTGGGTCCCAATTTATATTCCCGTCTTCATCAAAAAGTTCAGACTCTAATTCTTTTTCGTCCATTGCATATAGCAGTTCAGGACAGTAGAGTAGAGCATTTTTAATTTTATTTTTATATCGAATTGTTTCATCATCAGGAGTTTCACAATAAGCCCGAAGTTTATTTAAAAGATCATCTTTTGTTATTAATTCAGCCATGTTACACCTCCTAGACAATCAACTGCAGTTGCAGTGGTTCAGAATCAAAAGATATATCACCTTTGATAACAGTACACTTAAATGTAATCAGTTTAGTTAGCTGCGATCTATCGTCAGGAAACTTCACTTTCATCTGATTATAAGCAGCTGGACGCCAGGTTACTTTGTCAGTCCAATCTTCGTCACCTATACTGCATGACCAAGTAAATGTTGCATCAGAATATTCTTTTGTAATATCATCATCGGAATCTTTAAAGATATTGAGCGTAAGCGTTTTATAGCTGCCACCAACTTTAAGAGAATCTGTAGATGCTGAGATTTTAGAATAAACAGATGGTAGAAAAGTGGGAGTAGAAGGATCGGTAGGTGTAACACCATCACTGAAATAATCAGCCCACATACCTATAATATAACCATCGGAATCCTTTTCGATATAATCATGATTTTGTTCAAAGAAAGTCTGATATAAAGTAAGACGTTGAATTCCTAATGGCTGAGAATTCTCAACCTTACTGATTTTCCATGCTATAGGATGGTCTGTAAAAGCACTTACGAGTACACGCATAGTTTTACTCTGATCATCGGTATACCAAATTTTGTCAGTAATTGAATTTAAAGGTAATAAAACTTTGTCCTGATTTTCTTGCGTTGTAAATCTAAGATCCGTCCATAGACCACTGTTATACGAGTTTTGGCTTCTTAAAACAGCCCACATTCTACGTTTAATGCGTTCTTTGCCATTACGTTCTATCCACATAAAATTGTAATTAATTGGAAGAACCAAATACTTTGTGAACTGATTTGCTGGCTCACTAAGAATAATCATCCATTTCCTATAAACGCCTTTTTCATCAGGGATATCGCAATATAATCCTGTTGGAAATTCTGCGCCGTATTTTCTTCGAAAATCTTGTTCATAATAGTATAGTTGATCGTTCTTTGTAAATTCCACTGGCTGACTTGGTTTAAACTGAATATAATAATCGACCTGATCTTTATCAATGGACTGATATGATTTGACAATAAATTTTGCATCGATACGAGTTTTTGTTGTACGCTCGTATGTCATATGATCTTTTTTATCTGGCTGATTATCATGATAATAATCGTAAATATAACAAACTTTAGATTGGATGTTATTGTCCCAAGTTTCTTCCATCGCCATATCAGACATTTGTTTGAGTTGCTGACCGATGGTTAAATTTGAGCCGTAGATCCTTTTGGCTTCTCTAAATGACGGCATCTTCATCACCGTCCTTTATTTTTAAAACTTCAACTCCGGCATCTAATACCAATTTCCTATATGCTTTAAAATCAAAATCTGGTTGATTATAAACATCCTGGGCGGCTTTTAATAGGCTCATGACATCCACTACATTTTTATGATAGTAGAGGAGATGATTAAATCCGCCTAGTTTAGTCAATAAACTTTCAAAAGCCTGATTGACATCAATATTTCTATAATCATCACAGGTATTGGGATCTACACAGAGCAATAAGAAATAAATAGAATTTCGAAGATATTTTTTGGTTTCATTAACCTGATTATCTGTAAAGGTTCCATAGAGATGTTTCATTCCGTACCTCCGCTCAGATAATCATTATTTTCATATCCATAATCACGGATGAGTCTGCGCAATGATTTTTCGAGATATTCAACGCGCTCCATATTGCTTTTATAATTAGATTGAAGTTTCTTTTCTTCCTTTCCACCAATTATATTTGCAATATTGAGGATGTTATCAATCTTTGGACGCATCCACTGGATTACCATAAATTGTGCAAAGACATGTTTTACAAAATCATCATCGCTATCCTCATCAACAGGATTAGTGAGAGAGTATGTAAGTGTCATAATTTCATCATCTAATGTAATAGAAGAGAAGATCTTCCTAATATATGGTTTCCCAACGGCTGCATGTAGCCAATTTCTCATTAAATCATAAGCATAATCATCTGGCAGAGAAAAGAACGTGCTATCCTCTACCAATGGATAGAAACAGCTATAAATTTCATCGTAGGTCATAAATCACCTCCGATTTATTAGTGCATCTTAAGGTCTAATCGAGTACCACATACTTCATCAATATAGTTTGCCTTATTAAGCTGTTCAAAAGTTCCATTTTCAATCTGAGTTGCAAACAGTGTAATGATCGCTTCACGAGTTGGAATAGGAAGCTGTGGGAATGCAACTTTGAAGTCCCTTAACGGAAGTTCAATAAGCTTCTTAATATCCTGTTCATCGTACATTTCTTCATATACACGTTTGACATCCATCCAGTGCTCATCATTGATCAGATTTGCATCGTCAATAACAATGTCTGGATTGAAAATAGATTCTGTATGCTCAAGCATGGCAGCTTTTAAATCCTGGTACTCTACGTTACGTACATCACCAGTACCAACAAAGGTATAAGTCATTCCTGTATGTCTACCTGAAAAATAAAGAATTCCTGGGAAAACAGAGTGGCACCTAATCATCTCATCAGGACGATAATCTGCATCGGTCTTTACTTTTTTCTCCACAGCTTTTTCTTCTTCTTTCTTAGCGGTATCCATTTCAGAACGAATAAACTCAATCTGTTCATCATCAAGAACGGATGTGGCAACATATTTCTTATCACTGGATTCATTTAAAAGATCAATTAAGACTTTACTTTTGACATCCAGTTCTTTTGCTAATTCAAATAATTTCATTTCGTGTCCTTTCAATCAAAAATTTGGTGAGCAGAAGTAAATCTACCCACCAATAAAAGTCATTAATTAAGCTTCAAATTTCCATACACCAAATCTACGGTTAGTAATGGTTTCAACGCCCATAGTAGTCTTGAACTCGTAATCCTTGGTATCATCGCCGTTGTCAGCAATCTCGGAATGCTCAACAATTTCGTCAGCACCTTCATAGTAGAACTTAACGAACTTATCAATGTTACCTGGCATGATGATAACCTGATTGTCTGCTTCCAGATATGCAGTTTCATCATTGTACTCGAATGGGTTTGGTAATTCTACGATAGTAGTACCTTCAAAGTTACCAAGACGACCCATTGTGTAAATGTCGTTCTTTGCTGCTTCGGAGATCCAGTTTACATCACCAAAACCAGCTAACTCACCAAGAGCAACTTCAGTACCCATGATAACAGCAGTAGAACCAGTAGCTCTCTTAACGTCTGCAATCAGCTCCTTGAAGTTTTTCTTGTTGGCAGTATTTGCCAGACCCTTACGATTCCACTTGGTCTGAACTGGTAACTGCTTAACAGCACCCATAACCTGATTGTGGATCATGCGGTTAACCTGAATAGTGAAAGCACGAGAGATGGCATCGATCAGTTCATTCCAATCTTCAACACCCTGTAAGAATCTGCTCATTTCCATATAAACCTTTGCACCATAGGTAGCGGTCTTTACGGAAATCTCAGAACCCTTATTTAATCTCTGTCTCTCGATGTTGTGATGGCCACCGCTGATTTTAGAGATATTCAGGATCATATCATCAGCTTTAATATAGAAAGAGTTCTTTGTACCAAGAACCATAGTTTTAAACTCTACATACTGACGGAACCACGGATCATTTGCCCAACCAGTAATTAAAGTATTATCCAGAGTCTCTTCCAGAATCTCGAAAATTGCTTCACGAACAGATTCCTTCTTGAATGCTCTCTTAATCTGTAATTCATTTGGGTTCTCTGGTAATCCAGCTACCTCTCTAATTTTATTTCTAATTACAGTGTTTGCCTGAGCCTGTGTCTGACCCTGTAACTGATTTTTATATGTATCGATACAAATCTTTGCGAATGTATGGATATCCTTTAAATCTGTAAAATTCTGCTGCATTACATCACTGTAATCAGCGAAAAATAATCTCTTAGACATAATTTATCTTTCCTCCTTTCTCATTACTCTGCATGATTCTTCATTACGAAGATGGTATATTTGCCGTTTGGCTGCTTATGAAGAATGTAACCAACGAAAGCATTGGTATCAGACTTATCAGTAGCAGAAGTATCCAGCTTGAAAGTACCGTCCTTTACTACGACATACTTCTGTTCATCTGGCTGTGCGCCTTCATCAAAACAAGCCTCATCAACAGAGAATCTGTCACCCTTGTATACTTCGTAAGCACGACCTACCTCGCCAACACCAAGGTAATAGTTATCCTCATCCTGGAAAGACTTGGTATATTCCTCATACAGTTTTACTGGAGTTAAATGAAGAACGATCTCATCTGCTGCAGTTGGAGCAACGGCCTTAAAAGTATCGTTATCCTCCCATTTTGTTGGATCTGGATAAGCAACTACGTTGCCATTATCAAGTTCTTTGTCAGATACAATATTAAAGAAATGGCCGCCAGCCATGGTTGCTAACATGAGAGTTGATTCCGCACAACCTCTACCGCCATTAGCAAATTTTTCAAATACACTTGCCATTTTGATTTCCTCCTTGTTATTTTTTGAAATTTAAGCAATAAAAAAGAACCTCAGTCTGAGATCCTTAACTTAGTTAATATTTAGTTGTAATTAATTCAGAGATTTGAAGTAATCTCCGTAAACATTCTGGTCTTTAGCTGTATCAAAATCTGAGAAAATAGATACTTTATTCTTTGGTTTTTTCTGAGCAGGTTCTGCGTCTACTTCACCAAAAGAAAAGTTCTTAGTAGTTTTTACAAGTCTTCCAAGAGCTGCATCAGCCTTTTCAGCAAGTTCTTCCTTTGTAAATTTCTTTACGATATCATTGTTCATCAGATTTTTAAATTCATCAGATTCGAGATAGTTTGCATATGCTGGATCGTCAAATACAGTCATCTTATCAGCAATACTTTCTGCTTCCTCGTATTTAGATAACTTCTCAGAAATAGCAGCGTAGTTAGCGCGCATATCGTTAAGTTCTGCATATTCAGAATCTGTAAGATATTCTTTATGAAGAATATATCTGTCTCCATCAAATGTAACAGAATCATCTTTTACAGAATACTTCTGACCAAAGATCTTATTTCCGTCCCAATTTTCATATACAAAATAATCATCATATACATTTGTGATATAATACCAATCATTTTCATCACTCTCAATTGCTGAAAGTAAATTATAAAGGGCATATTTAATATCTTCGTGTGAAACAGAGAATTCTCTTTTCAAAACTTCAAATGTCTGATCACTTCCATTATTACTATCTCCATCGAATGAATTTTCGATAGCGGTAGTGCCAGATCCATTGTCACCATCTCCGTCAGAAACAGCTTGGTTATCGTCATTAGAACTATTCTGATCTTCGCCAGTTCCTTCTCCTGCAATAGCAGTAGAATCTGTATCATCGCTAAACATTTCTAAAAATTTTGCCTCTAACTCTTCATCAGACAATTCAGAATAGTCAAAGGTAATATCATCAATAGTTTTGTTATACTGTGTTAACAGCTTTTCTAACATATTCATTCTGTTTTCGTTTCCTCCTTTCTCCTGATTATCTTTTTCATTTTTATTAAAACAAATAGATTCCAGTTTTTCTAATCTTTCTCGCAATTCGAACATATCTTTATCATATCGATTGATGACACCATTGTTTTCGATACTAAAGTCTACAATATCAAGACGGGCATTTTTCATTCCTTCGCCAACGTCTTCAAGGGTTGTAGGGTTCTTTCCAAGACAGGTTGCTCCTAAAATAACAACATCAGTCAAATCAAGAACATGTGTTTCTACGTTGTAAGATAATTCATTAACCGCAAGCTCAACGCTTACCTTTGTTCCGCCTTTTCTTTCAATAATTGAAGCGGCATCAGTGTATCCAACAGGAATTGCACAATATCCGTATAAGAAATTATGTCCTGTGTCTTCTTCAACTTCGAAATACGGATCATCAGATGTAAAACATCCAACTTGTTTCTCAAAATATGTAGTAGTGCCATCTTCATTCAATTCCATATCATGAGAAGTGAAGTCTTTTAAAGTCTCGCCATTTTCATCTGTATATTCCATAAAATTTGCAAGAATAGGCTTATAAGCTAAAGTCTTACTTGCCTTTGTTAAAGCATCATCTGTCACATTAGAATGATTCCGATTTTCTCCAGAGTGCATTAATTTCACTTTACAAAATAGAAGAGAATCATCACCATTTTCTTTCATCACTTCAAATTGAGCTGGAACTTGAACAGATAACTGATATCCAGTTTTATCAGAATTAAAATTATAATCAACTTTATTAGAAGAAATCAAATTATATAAATCCTCTAAACTATAAATTCTTTTTTTTGACATTATCCTTTATGTTTAACCTCCTTTCTTTGAGTAATAAAAAATCCACTCAAAAGGAGTGGCTAAAAACAAAGTACATTACTAAATTGTACATTTTCTATATCCATACCTTTTTCGAATAAAAGTTTCCCATCATTCAAAAAAGTATAAATACCATTATTTTCATCAATCTGCTGAAAACCTAATTTCTGTAAAATTGCCACGGTTTCCAGGCTTGATGTCTTTATAAATTTCTTATCCATTCGGTATCACCTACCTTATTTCTCACGAGTAGCGCTGCCTTCATCCGTTAAATCAGCAGAATCAGACTCTGGCCTGCCTCCATTTACAGGATCAGTTCCAGAAGCGCTCTGTGTGTAACTTGTACTTAGTGGCTGCATCAAATCAGATAATCCTATCGCTTTCTCTAATCTAAGAGACATTTCCTGTTCAAGCTGACTATCACCATCCAGAATTCCAATTTTCATTCTTGAAAATCCATTCTGCGCAGACTCCAGATATTCTTTTCTTTTTGCTTTTCTGGTATAAGGACATACTCCTTCAAGATATTTGATATGTGCATGTCCATCGCCAATTACATACTTGAAGTAAAGATTTAGATAATTATTCAGCTGTGGAACAATGGTGCTGTGCGCCACTTCCATATCTGCAACAATCTGTGCTTCGTAAATGGTCGTACCCGTTTTGTCATTATCAAGAGTAACACCGCCCACACGTTTAAAAAGATTGGAGAGTGAATTAGAGATCATATCTGTATCATCTGTAGTGTTTAGATCCTTAAATTCAATTGCCTCGATTGGAAGAGGAGAGATGCAAGTATTTACATATTCAGGTACAGCCGCCGCAAATTTGTCATAGTATTTCAATGCGGTAGCAGGATCAACTTCAAAGTCGTCAGGGTCTTCTGTACCAGACAACGGCTTTAATCGTGCCACTAATAATTTATAAGCACTCAGTTCATCCTTGGCAGTTTTTAATGCCTGAAGGTCAATATTGGAAATGATACTTTCGAACAAACTTGCGAATGGAGGATAATCCATTGTTGGATCATCAGCATTTACTTTGAAACATATCTGCCTTTCTGGATCGAGTTCCTGCCAGCGCAAAGAAGTGTCTTTGTCGTAGGCGTCATATTTTTTCTTAAACTCGCTATCCCAGTATTCCAAATATGTCGGATGACTTCTAAAGTAACTAAAATCAAATGCGAATCTAAATACACCTTCTTCAATAGAAGATATTCTGCAATAATCTCCATCTAAAATCTGGTAGAAGCATGTGCCGCCTTCCTGATCTGAATCGTCATATACGTAGGCATAAACTGAGTCTTCCCGCCATGCTGTTAAAAGAAGTTTTGTAATTTCATTTTCGAAATTCATTCTTTGCCAACGAAGCATTGTTTCATAATAATTATCAGCGATTTCCTCATCTGACATTTCACGGGGATCTCCGATAGGAATAATATGGAAAGCATCTCCGCATATCATCCTGGCGTAAAAGGTACAAATACGCCGGTATTCGTAGCAAAGTCTGTATAAGTATCTGCTTAGATTACGAAGCTGTGATTCATAAGTTTTGGGAGATTTTAGATAAGTTCTAAGAGTTTCACGAGAATAAGACTGAAATGTTCTTGTTTCTGTTTTAGATAAATCAGTCAGCTGCAGTGCATCAATCATTGTTTTTGTTGCAGCAAACATTTCTTTAACTTTTTCTTGTTTAGAAATTACAGAAGCCACTTGCTTAACCGTTTTCTTCCCAGTTGGAGTAGAAATAGTAGGAGTGACTTTTTTCGTAGATAATAGTTTATCAACTTTGTCCTGTTTAGACAGAGGTGATATTTTTATACTGTTTGATACAGTAGTAGGTGTACTATCTAACACCTTTGGTTTATTTTTTGAGCCTTTTGGTCTGCCCACTGTACACCACCTTCCTGTATATATTTTTAAGATTGTATTGATGTAATTAGCTGAAATACGAATGACGTTTTGCTGTTTTAATTGGTAGAAGATCTACAAGATCAGAAGTGGAAGAGGAACGTTTCTTTTTTTGTTTTATATGTTCAAGTCTTTTTTCCGATAAAAACCAGCCGAGCATTGCTAAGACATACGCACGGTCGTCATGCATAGTTGCTTCGGAATTACCTGTATCTGCATCTTTATGTGCTGGCAATTTAAAGCTGTCTTTACCACCATCACGTTTCACACGGCATATATTTACAATCTCTTCTTTCATGATATCAATTTGAGTCAATGCAACTTCTTCATCGAGAGAAAGTTTATACACTTTTGTTTTTGCCGCTTCGATTTCAGAAAGTCTTTCTTCTAATGCTTCTTCATAAGCACTTACGTCAAGATCCATTTTATCAAGATCGGCTCTTATTTTTGCTTCTGAATCTTTCATTAATTTATCATCGACTTCAAGAATATTCAAATAACCTTTATTATCATATTTCTCTGTAAAATGGATTTTATTTGCTTCCACCATTTTAATTAAGGCTTCAAACATTTCTGCTTTATATTTAGAAGGTTCAATAAGTTTCAGCTTGTTGACTGCATCAGGATATCTTTTAGAATAAATATCACCGTTTGTATATTCTTTATCTAAAAGACCTCTATGAGCCTTACCGCTTTTATCTTTCCATTCTTCAATTAAACTATCTCTAACCCAAGAGTTTCCGCCTCCACCAGAACCCGCATCAGCTAAAAACAATTCAATATTGTCATAATCAATAGCATCCCCATTATAATCAAGAAGAAGTTTATGAATCTCTTTAATTTGGTCTTGAGTCATCATAGGTGTTTTACGTCTCAAGCCTAAATCTGCAAAAGAAACTACATTTACGATATCCATTGTATACCCTTCTTCTTCATCATAAAGCAATTCACCAATACCAAGAACAGAACAGTCTGTGCTACGGGCAGGGTCATACGCAAAAACAAATTTCCTAGTATTTGTATCATTTGATAAAACTGGAGGTCGATTATAAGAATTACGCACAATTAAAGCACGTTTGATAATTTGGCCCACGCCGCCGTCTTGTGTGAATTGGTTATAATATTCACGATTTGCTTTGGATTATTTCTGATTTCATTTTCGATAGTTTCTCTGTTAAGAAGAGAAACGGGATATTTTTTTCCATGAAATGTTGTGTTAATAACAATATCACAATTCAAATCTGCAACAAAATATCTTGGATCTCCAAGTAACATTCGTTTAGAAAAATCACGATATTTATGATAAAATGCTGTATCAATAGAAGAAGCTGAAGAAGCATAAAGAAGCTGATGAGGAAATTCTTTTGGAATAGTGGAGACATCTACTGTACCACCTAATTTAAAGTTAGAGTTTTGTGTAGTAAATGCACCAATAACATTAAATTCTTCTTCTGAAAGCCAACCTCCTTCATCAAAATAGACGGCTTCGCATCTCTTACCTCTTTTGGCATTTATATTTGAGTTTAAGGTTTTTACAAAACTGCCATTGTATAGCCTATAAGTAAAACCCATTGGATTATGAATAAATCCAGATGAGTTTGCTTGAGAAATTTCAACTTCATTTTTAAAAACATCCGTTAATCCTGTCATAGACTCGATATTTTTCATTGCAATATCTTCGATTTTACGAAATGTTTCTTGTGACTGGTCAGCAGTACCAGAACATATATATATTCGATAATTATTATGTAAAAGACCTCTCAACATTGCATAAAGTGCAAGTTTTGTGGTTTTGCCAGCTGAACGAGATTCTAACCATAAAACATATGGTCTTGTCCAACTCATCATAAAAGTATATTCCTGCGAATCGAGAAGATCGACCCCTACGAATTCCGATAAAAATCTAGTAGGGTATTTTAATCCCCATTGACGAATTTCAGCTAACTTTTTATATCCTTCTAATTTTCTTTGTGATATTTCTCGTTCAGTAGGTTTTACATAAATATGATAATCACTTGGTATAAGTATTCCAGACTCTGTTTCAATCATGATTATCACCTTCTAATTCTATGCCATGTTCATTTATCAAAGATTTCAAATCGTAATTTTCTCTTAATAGAATCCTAGCCTTTTCTTCATTGATATCAGCTACCTTTTTATATTTATCAATTAATTCTCTCTGCTGAATCAACATATCATGGAAGTCATTTTCATCCAATCGAATCTGTTTAATTATTGCTGCATCACTTATTTCTGCCACTTGAGATAATCCATTAGAATATTCTACGTCATATAAATTTGTTTCCGCCTCAAGTAAATTCATTTCTTTCATTTTTTTTACTTTTCCAGTCCAAGTATTTTCACCTTTTGAAGCATTAACAGAATGTTTTAAACTGATTCCATTGTCTTTTGCTAAATTTAAAACAGAAGATGTTATTTTATTTTTTGTGTCTTCCAGATTTTTAATAGTAGAAATATTTTTCTCCAAATTTCTAACATCTCTCATTAAAAGAGTAATCATATCATTGATTTTTTCTATATGACTAAAACCTTTTACAATTTCAATAGAAGATGAAGTTTTTAACCTATCTTCATTAGCATCTTCACTTGAATCAAGATATCCAATTAAACTTGCATATAAATATGGCTGATCCTCTAATGCTTCTTTTTGAAATGGATCATAACCTAACAACCTAACAACATCTTTTTTATTTTGTGAAAAAGAAGAGAGAAGTTCTTCACTGTAATCAGAAACGGTTTCATTTTCATTATTAGAAGTAGTAGACATGTCAATCGGAGCAAATATATCTGAATCCGCAAAAGTCATACCATAATAATTTTGCATAGCAATATTTTTAATGTATGAATTCCAATAATTACTTTTAACTCTTCCAGACACAATATTTTCTGTTTCTAAAACACTTGAGTCCCATACTTTTTCAAGAAAAGGTTTGTTTAAATATCTTAGGGCAAGTTGTACTGATGTTTTATCGGGTTCATGTTCAACACCATCTTTCCCAACTTTTAATGCTAATTTTTTTGCACAATCCTTACAAATTGGAGTCAGCCCACTTTTACTTAAAGGATCGGTACTAATATAAAAAGCATCAGCTGACTTATGCTTATCACACATATGGCACCATGCACCATCTTTTAAAGTTTGTATTTTATTTTCAAGATCTGTAATTTTTTTCTTAGCTTGAGCAACTGTTATTTTAGTTGCTGGTTCTTTAGCTGTCGCCAATAACAGTCACCTCATTTCCCTTTTATTCTCAAAATAAAAGAGCCATTGTGCTAAACAATGACTCTCAATATATATTTAATTTATTTAATATAATTCAGTTTCTACAAAAGTATCTTTCTCCGACTCAGGATTCGGATGTTTAAAAGTAAATACTGGTCGTTCACCCGTATAATCCATATGAAAATCTCCATTACTAATTATATCCATGCCAACTACAACGTCAGTATCTAATATTTTTTGACTTTCAGATAATACATCAATATCTACAACCATATAATCAGTAGGTAACATAATAGTGACGGTATATACGTTAACTATATCATTCCCGTGATGTGAAAGCGTTTTGACTTTTCTTTTAGGTTTTAAATCTAAAATATCAATTACTCTTTGAGAAATATGTGTATGACTAGCACCTGT